TGCTACTTATTGACGCTGCCGAATATCAGGCTAAAGAAATTGCGCGAATTGCAAACGTACCCGCGTACCTTGTGTCGGTCAGCATTGGTAATTATTCGTATGTTTCAAGTAGCGAAGCCTCACGCGACCTTTACACGTTTGGCGTGAAACCGTACATAGATTGCATACAAGAAACACTTAGCGCAGATAACGTACTCCCAAGAGGCACCGGGGTAATGTTTGATATTGAAAGTTATTTAGCCAACGAATACGACACAAACGTAGAAGTACAAGAAACGCCCGAGGAAATGAGGCAAAGCAATGCTTAGATTAGCCCCGCAACAATTGACTTTAGACGCCGCGCAAGGTGACGCGCTGCCACGTCGTACCCTTGCCGGCGTCGCTATCCAATACGGGGTAGACGCTGTGGTATCGGACGGCCAAAAGGTACGTTTTGAAAAAGGTTCGTTACCGCTAGAGGGTAAAAAACCCAAAATGTACTTGTATCACAATTCTGAAATGCCTATCGGCGTCGTCACGAATCGTACCGAGGTTGACGATTACGTAATGTTTGAGGCCAAAATTAGCGAAACGGCCCTAGGTAATGAGAGCCTGCAGCTAGCCCTAGACGGCGTTTTAGACAGTCTTAGCGTGGGTGCTATCCCGGTTGAATTCAGTTTTGACGAAGCCGGCACCATGATTGTTACCAAGGCAGAATGGCAAGAATTGTCTTTATTGCCTTACGGCGCTTTTGAGGCTGCCAAGGTAGAACGGGTGGCCGCAAGTATCCACCAAAACGAAAACGAAGTAGAGTTAAATGTAGAACAGGACACAGAAAAGGAAGTAACCGAAATGTCAAACCCAGTAGAAACACCTGCAGTAGTTGAGGCTTCAACAGTACAAAGCATTTACGCACAACCACGTAAATTGCGTTTGCCTAGCACGTCTGAATACATTGCTAGTTATGTTCGCGGCGGTGCAGATTTTGCACAGCTAAACGCAAACATTAACGCGGCACGTATTGAAGCTGCCCCGGGCGTTGCGCCATATATCAACACCGAAAGCACCCCGGGTATTTTGCCGGAAATTATTACCGGTAGCGTTTATGACGGACTTAACCCTATTCGCCCTTTCGTATCGGCAATTGGTACACGCGCAATGCCAACAGCTGGCGCAACTTTCCGCCGTCCAAAGATTACGACCCGTCCGGTAGTAACACAGCAGGCAGCACAGTTTGACCCGCTTAACGCTTCAACCGTCGTCGTTAGCAATTCCGATATTTCTAAACTAAGTTTCGGTACATACGTCACCGTCTCCGAACAAGACCTTGATTGGAGTGACCCGTCGTCAATTGACATTATTCTTAATCAGTTGGCTATTGCATACGGACAAGCAACCGACAACTACGCCGTAGACCTTTGCCACTCCGCAATTGTTCAAACCGCAACCGTAACCGACACCGCAGTAGGTGCCGATTGGGTAGCAGCAATTTACGACGGTGCCCGCCAAATTTCGGAAACCTCTAACTACTTGCCTACTCACATGGTTGTCACACCTGCCAGTTGGCAAGCTCTTGCGTCGTCTACGGACGACCAAAACCGTCCGGTATTCCCGTACACGGGTGCACCTAACCTTATGGGCCAAAACGCTGCAGGTAATTCCGCCGCTACTTCATGGAACGGCAACCCTCTTGGGTTGGTGTTGGTCGTTGACAAAAACGCGCCCGGCTCTTTTATGGGTCACGCTGCAGGCCCTGCCGCCGGTTTTGAATTCTACGAACAGCAAAAGGGCGCTATTTCGGTAGAGGTTCCTGCAACTATGGGTAGGACTATCGCCTTCAGAGGGTACGCTGCAGGATTTATGGCAGACGCAACCAAGTTTGTTAAATTCGTCTGATAACCGAAAGGTAGGCCTTTATGGCCGTCTATTCGGTCACACAAAAGTATTTAACCGATAACTACGCGGTTGTAGTACTACTAACTAACGCAGACCCTTTAGAGGTTGGTCAGTCCGTAACTATTGCGGGTGTTGACGCAACCTTTAACGGTACCTATACGGTGCGTGAGTTGCCACAGTATTACTACACCGGCGTAGACGAACAAGGTTTCTTGCATTACGACATTGAAGCCCCAATACAAAACCAAGTGCTATTTGCTAAAACGGCTGCAAACGTAAACATTGTCGCAGCTACAGGCACGTTGACAACTACGCCACAATGCACGTGGGTAACAACGGACGCACAGGTAGAGGATTGGTTAGGAATAGGAACCGCTACAAGCGCCGACCAAACATTTATAACCCAATGCCGGTTGGCCGCCAACGAATTTGCGTACAGGCGCAGAGCCGAAGCCGGATACCGCAACGAAAGCCTTACAACCGTGCCTAACCCGTCGGTACTACTTGGCACCATTGCTTATGCCGGTTTCTTGTATAGGCAGCGTGGGTCAGTAACAGACTTTGCCAGTTTTGACGGTTTAGCCGCCGGTGGCAGCATGGGCCTTAGCCCAATGATAAAGCAACTACTAGGCGTAGATAGGCCGGCGGTTGCGTAGTGCCTGTTGCATACACAGACCTATTTAACGAGGCCTTAGACGACCTTACAGCCACGTTACAGAGCATTACAGGGCTACAGGTAGTAAACGACCCGCGTAACCTTGTGCCGCCTTGTGCTTTCATTGACGCGCCTAGTTTCGTGGCATGGAACTACAACATAGTTAAATTAACGTTCCCAGTACGGCTAATTACCCTTGGCCCCGGCAACTTGGACGCGCAACGTAGCCTTATGAATATGGCGGCAAAAGTGTTGGCTAAAAACGTAGCTGTAACAGACGGACGTCCAACTATTGCCATAATCGGCGGTAGCGAAATGGCCGCCTATGATTTAACTATAGAAATGCAAGCCCAAACAAGTTAGGTGCCTATGTACATTATTAAAAGCCCTCGCGTCGGTGTTGTTGGTACAGAGTTTGTACCCAAGCCCGGTGTACAGATAGCCGGCCTTATTTGGGGCGGTTTCATTGTAGAAGTTGCCGACGAAGCAACCGACGAAGTATCCACACAAGAACCTAAAAAAAGTGCTAAAAATAAGAAAGCAACGAAAGAGGATTAAACACCATGGCTACAAGTACTTACCTTTCTAACCCAGTAGTAACCGTTAACGCGGTAGACCTTTCCGACCAATGCACGGCGGCAGTATTTACACAGCGTTACGACCAACTAGAAAACACCACATTTGGCAAAACAGCACGTACCTACCAGTCAGGTTTGGGCAACCATGAAGTAACCCTTACCCTCTACCAGTCGTACGCAGTTTCGGAAACTTTCGCTACGTTGGAAAACGTCGTAGGCGGTTTGGTAACTGTAATTGTGAAGCCTGCAGTTGGTGCAGACGGCGCAACTAACCCGGGCTTTACCCTTACCGGTGCGTTGCTTTCAGAATTCCCAGTAATTAACGCAACCATGGGCGAACTGTCAACCATTGACGTTACCTTTACCGGTGGCGTATACACCGCAGACGTAACACCGTAATTAGCGCCGAATAATCGGCCCGACACGAAAGTAGGCACTAATGCAATTAACCCTTGAAGTAACCAACCATGAGGGCACATACCAAGTAACTAGCAATCTATTTACCATTGTGTTATGGGAACGTCGTTTTAAACGTAAAGCCGCCGACATGGCAAATGGCATTGGTGTAGAGGATTTGCTTTACCTTGCATGGGAAGCTAGCAAACAAGCCAAAATTGTTGTACCCGCCGAATTTGACAAATACTGCCAACAGGTAACAAACATTGAAGTAACCGCGCAAGAGGCCCCAAACCCTACCCAAGCGGTACCTACCGACGGCAACTAGCCGAACTGTTAATAGCAACAGGGTGGGCGCCGCATTGGTATAGCGCTACGTTTGACACACAAGATTTAGCAACGGTGGCTAAAGTTTTGGGAGAACGAAACAAAAGGTAACAACCGTGGCGCAATCAAAACCAATTTTAGAGGTTCAAGGTATAGACCGAACCTTAGCGCTATTAAACAAAATAGACCCAACATATAGGCGCGACGTCACTAAACGAATTAAGCGCGCCGGTGACGTCATGATTACCGAAGCCCGGCAAATGGTTACAACCGTTGTAGGCGTTAAAGGTGCCCCGCTATCGGGCATGAACCGTGGCACGCTTATTAAAGGTCGTGAGATTAGATGGAATACCGCAACCGTAAACAAAGGCTTTAACGTAAAAGTTGGTTCACGTGCCACAAAAGAACGGTACGTAAACTTCACGCGTTACACCGACGGCGTGGCAACACATACCGACCAAATACCTTTTGGCGCTAAACCATATCGCCTTATGACTGTTCAACAGCGCGACGCTGCCGGCTCTATTTATGACCATGCCGGGCGACATACACAAGGCTTATTTGTGGCAAACCTTGACGTTTCCGGTGGCGGTGAACAACCGCGCGTAATTGACAAAACGGTAGAAAATAACAAGCCTGCCGTGCAAAAGGAAGTACAGTCTGTTATAGACGACGTTGAAAAGAAAACAAACCAACAGCTTAAACAGAGGTACAAATAGTGGCAATTAACATACCTATTATTACCTCGTTTGTTAATACCGGGGTACAAGCTGCCGACAAACAACTTAAAGCGTTTGGCACAAGCGCTAAAACAGTTGCGGGCGCGGTTGGCGGTTTTAGTCTTGCATTGGGCACCGTTAAAAGTGTTATTGGGCCTGCCATTGCGGCAGCTTCAAACATGGAGGAAAGCCTAAGCAAAGTAAACGTAGTGTTTGGCCGTGGTGCGCGTGAGGTTGAAAAGTTTGCAAACAGCGCGGCTAAAAACCTTGGCCAGTCTAAACAATCCGTTTTAGAAGCTGCCGGCGTTTTCGGAACGTTTGGTAAAGCAGCCGGTTTAGCCGGTACTGACCTTGCAGTATTTAGCAACGATTTTACAACCCTTGCTACTGACCTAGCGTCGTTTAATAACACAACGCCGGAGGAAGCCGTACAAGCTATTGGTGCGGCGTTGCGCGGTGAAGCTGAACCTTTGCGCCGTTTCGGTGTTTTGCTTAATGACGCAACCTTAAAACAAGAGGCAATGACCCTTGGCATTTATGACGGCAAAGGCGCATTAACAGCACAACAAAAGATTTTGGCCGCGCAATCCGCTATCTATAAACAGACAGGCGACGCGCAAGGCGATTTTATGCGCACAAGCGACGGCCTTGCAAACAGCACACGTACATTGTCGGCAACATTCAAAGACCTACAAGCCAAGTTTGGTGCCGCGTTTATTGAACAGGCTAAAACCGCTACCGCTAACGTCAACTTTTTAGCGCAAGCATTTAACAAACTACCTACACCAGTTAAAAACAGTGGCAACGAAATAAGCACCTTTACAGGGTTTTTGCGCAATATGCAAAACCCGCTTAGCCAAGCATGGTATGGCCTAACCAATTTGCGTAAAGCATTTGAAAACGACAAAACAATGGGCGCATACAACGAAAATTTAAGAATGTCTGCCCAACAAACAATGCGCGTTGCAGACGCTGCCGGCGAATTTAACCGCAAATTGCGCGAACAACAACAGGAAACAGGCGGCGCTTCACAAGCAATAAACGAACTATACGACGTCATAAACGACAAATTGGCAGACGCATTAGACGAAGCAAAAGACCAATTAGACGACGCACAAGAAGCGTTTAAAGATTTTGGGCAAAGCGTATCCGACGGCATTAAAGCCGGGTTTAGTTTCACCGACGCTAAAGAAGCAGGCGTAGAAACAGGCGGCGGATTTTTAGCCGGGTTACGTGACCAAGTAGCAGGCGTTAAACAGTACGCAAGCAACGTAGACCTATTGCTACAACGTGGCCTTAGCCAACAGGCGCTAACCGAAGTATTAAACGCCGGTGCGGAAGCAGGCGCGGCTATTGCTAAAGAGCTTGTAGAGGGTGGCCAAGAGGCTGTAACAGGCCCTAACGGTGTTAACGCCCTTGTAGCAACTGTTCAAGGCGTAGCCGACAAATTAGGCTTAGATAGCGCAAGCCGTTTCTACCAAGCCGGAGTAGACCAAGGCACCGCGTTAGTTAAAGGTTTAGAAAGCGTTTTAGCAAAGTATGAAAAGATTTTAGCCAACCCAAAACTAACAACTAAACGCCTAGAAAATTTGTTAGAGCAAGCACAAACTGACATTGCCTTTACACAAATAACCGCAGGCCAAGCCGTAGCAACACCGGCACCAACCGCAGCCCAAATACAAAGTGTGCAAGAACATAAAGCTATGCGCGGAGGTACAAACAATTACACGGTTAACGTTAATGGTGGCATGGCTACAAGTGCCGAAATTGGTCGCGTTACACAAGACGGCCTACGTGCCTTAGCGCGACAAAACGGGCCTTTAGATATACCAATAGCAGGTTTTAGATAATGCCCGGCAGCACCATAACTCAAGCCGGAAACTACAGCCTTTTCATTGACACCGGCTTTAACGTAAACGCGTTTGTATTAGACGACTATTTAAAAGGCGTTTTAGATAATACCACGTTTGTACTTGACGGCACCGACGACTACGCAGACGTTACCGAAAGCACGACACAGGTAAACATACGACGCGGCAGACGAGACCAAGGCGACCAATTCGTAGCCGGCACAATGACCTTTACCATATATGACGTAGATGGGATTTTTTCGCCGTTTGACGATACCGGGCCGTATTACAACACGCCCGAGGCTTTGCCGGGTTTAGCGCCTTTGCGGCAAGTTTATTTTGTGCGTTACGACGCAAGCAATAACCCCGAATACCTTTTCCGTGGGCGCGTTTTAAATTATAACTACAATTTCAATTTGGGCGGTTTAGATACCGTTACCGTTTACTGTTCGGACGATTTTTACCTATTAGGGCAAACCTATATGGACGAACTAAACGTAACCGTACAAACAAGCGGCCAACGCATAACCACGGTTTTAGACCTACCCGAAGTGGACTACCCAACCGGTGCAGCTAGAAACATTAACGCAGGAACCGTAGACTTAGGCCACGACGCCGCCTTTACCGTGCCCGCCGGTACTAACGCCTTAAACTATTTAACGCAAATAAACCAAACCGCCGAATTTGGTCGCCTGTTTATGTCACGTGCCGGGGTGTTGACTTTCACGCCACGAGTAGGTAATACCCTTAGCGGTTCGGTAGCTGACTTCCACGACGACGGCACAAAAATACCTTTTGACGCGCTAGGCATTACTTTTGAAGCGGACGCCGTAACCAATCGCGTTTATATAGAAAACCTAGGCGGTAGCAGCGCAACAGCCAACGACCTTGCAAGCCAAGCCGCGTTTTTTATTCAAACCAACAGCATAACTAACAGCCTTTTAGACAACAGCGAACTAAGCGACGCCTCAACGTACCTGTTAAATGGCACCCCCGAACCGCGCTACAACAGCGTGGAGACCGTACTAGGCGCGCTTACAACAGCCCAACGGGACACGGTGGCCATAGTTGACATTAACGACACAATCACTATAGAAAAGACTTTCCAAACAGGGCTTACAAGCACGGTACTTGCCCAAGAATTAGGCGTAGAGGGTGTAGAACATGAAATAACCCTAGACGGCCACCGGGTACGGCTGTTTACTAGCCCTACGGTAATTGTGTATGAATTGATATTAGACGACCCAACATATGGCACACTCAACGCACTTAATGTTTTAGGATAGGAGACACTATGGCAACACCCCCAGTATTTACCGCAGGTCAGGTACTTACCGCTGCACAAATGAATCAAGTCGGGTTATGGGAAGTTTACCCTGAAACCGCTGTTTCAGCGGTTAGCACTATTACGCGTGACGGTGTTTTTACTAGCGACTTCACAAACTATTTGCTTATCATCACGGGAACAAATGCTTCAAGTGGAAATATGAATATGCAATTCCGTGTTGGTGGGGTAACGGCTGCAACAAATTACAACGCACAATTTTTGTATGTTTCAAGTACTACCGTTTCATCAAGTCGCACCAACGGTTCTACAAGTTTTACAGTTGGAACAATTGGCCCACAAACTAACTCATCATTCACAAACATTTACGGCCCACAAATTGCAGCAGTTACGGCTATCACATCAAGCAATTATTTTGCAGCAAGCACAACTACCGCTGAAAGACAAGAATGGTTTGGTAATCATTCAACCGCTACCGCATATGACGGATTTATTATTACCACATCAGGCGGAACATTTACAGGAAACTACGCACTTTACGGGTACAACAAATGACAACTCTCCTAACTGACGACAACGGCACAACCCGACCAATGACCGAAACAGAAATTGCTGCATTGAAAGCAATCCAAGCCGAAGCAGCCGAACAAGCACAAGCAAAAGAAGCACAGAAAATAGCGCGCGAAAACGCAATTGAAAAACTTACTAATTTGGGTTTATCTGACAACGAAATAGCGGCTTTATTCGGCGCATGAAATGGCGTTACCTGTTTGCGTACACGGTTTTTATAGCCGTGGTTTTGTGGGGTTGCGCGGGTTGCTCGGACCGTGAAAGAGTTAACTGCCAACGTGCCGGTAGTAAAGCCGTAACAATGACAAGCGACATACAAATAGGCACGGGCCGTTGTGCATAGATACACCAACGAAGAAATAAAAGCGCGTCTAGTGCTTGTAGTAGGCATTGGTTTAACGCTTGCTTTTGTTGGCTCTATCTTTACTTTGCTGTACGGCTTGCTATTTGTAACGCAACCTTTAGAACAGGCCCCAAATGACGCCGAAGCATTTAGCGTGTTAAACCCTATGCTTATGACTCTTTCAGGCGGCCTAATCGGTTTGCTAGCGTCCAACGGTTTAAAAAACAAAGACAAAGGCGGTAGAGATGAAAGCGAATAGTAAAGCATTGTTGGCAAGTTATGGCCGTAGCGTCGTTGGCGCTGTTATCGCCGTTTACATGACCGGCGCAACTAACCCAACCGATTACGTTAAAGCCGCTATTGCTGCACTTATTCCACCGGTTATGCGTTGGGTTAACCCTAACGACACAGCCTTTGGCCGTAGCAAATGACGGCAAAAGCCCAACCCGGAGTACCCGGCAGCCGCGACTACATAGGTAACAGCGACGGCCCCGCAAAAGGCAAACGCGCCGGTACCGAAGAATGGGTAAGGCAGGCTATTAAATACTCAAACGGCGCCTTATGGAATAACGGTACGTTTATGGTGCGCGACATTAAAGGCAAGCCCGGCCAAATGTCAGTACACAGCACAGGACGCGCTATGGACTTGTCATACCGCAAAACCGACACTAAAGGCGTAGCACAAGGTAGGCAGGCCGCTAAAGCGTTTTTAGACGTTGTGGTAGCCAATGCAAACAAACTTGGCGTACAAATGATTATTGACTACTGGCCTACCCCGTTTGGTAGGGCTTGGCGTTGTGACCGGCAATCGTGGAAAGCTTACGAAACTAAAACCGTTTCAGGTGCGCCCGGTGGGGACTGGCTACATTTTGAACTTTCCCCGGCAATGGCCGACAACCCGGAAGCCGTAAAAGCCATATTTGAAACCGTTTTCGGAGTATCCACAACCGCGTAACAATCGTTGGCTAGGGTTTTCTTTACCGACGGAAAGCCATTTACCATGAACGAAATACAGTTTTTTAACTATGAGTGTTTTATAACCTCACTTGCCACCGGGCAAAAAGCCATGGTACAAATTTTTAGAGACCCACAAACAAACGACGTGCTTCACGTCCAACTGGCATTTAAAAGCCCGGCTACTGGCACATGGGGAAACCCTTACCAAATGGAGGTAGCAAAATGATTACCCACAAGATAACCACAGGCGCAATAGCGCTAATTATTGGCGTTTTAGTAGTTTTTAGCCCCGGTAACGCACAGGCCCCAACCAAAACCGCACAGGTTGTACCGGCGTCGCTGCCACCAACCACAACTACAACTACGGTGCCCGCATTGGTCACTAGCTGTACGCAGGTTGCGTCATTGGCTTTAGCAGAAGGATTACCGCCTAACGAACTAGAAACAGCGCTACGCGTGGCAGTACGTGAAAGCCGCTGTACAAGTGACGCAGTAAACCCAAATGACGTAAATGGTGGGTCTCATGGGATTTACCAAATTAACGGTTATTGGTGCCTACCTAACAAGTATTGGCCTATTGGTTGGTTACAAGCTAAAGACATATTGCAAAGTTGTGACGACCTATACAACCCAACAACCAACACGCGCGCCATGGTTGCAATATGGCGTAACAGCGGTTGGCTACCATGGAGAACAGCAAAGTAAATGCAAGAACAGCCCTACCCCGAATACGGACTAAGTGAGGAAACCCGACGTATGTTAGACCCAACAGCAAACGCAATGGCCAAACACCAAATGGCAGTATTTGATTTAATAGACGAAATATGCAGACCCGCACATATTCCGTACAAACCTAAACACGCCGACCTAATTGCACGTTTAAAGCACGTAGCAATAGACCTAGATTTAAGCGGCCAACAAGACGCATGGCAGGCCGTTAGCGAAGCAATAGAGGCTTTAGGCGGCTAAATGTCAACTGTTTATTTAAGCCCGACGGAAATAAACTACGCATACGCAGTAGCCGAACTACGCCACGAAAACGCTAAAGGCAATAATCACCAAGACCGATTTATAGGCGAATTTAAAAACACTTTGCCCGACAAAATAGGCGCGCTAGGTGAATTTGCTTTAGCCAAATACCTTAACGTTTATTGGGGTTATGAACCATACAACCCTAAAGCTAACGACGTAGGCCGTTACGAAGTACGCACAACACCACGCCCGGACGGCTGCCTACTTACACGCGATTTTGACAAACCCGCAATATACGTGCTAGCAACCCTAGACAAAGAAAACAAGGCAGTAATTTTGCGCGGTTGGAATACGTTGTATGAAACTATGCAAG